GAATATCCACCTCTACGAATACTACGTGTTCCTGGTTCATAACCATTACCATTAAAACCTTCTGCCTCAACTCGTCGTACACGTTCTCTATATTCTTCTATTAATAAAGTACGCCAAGCACATAATTGTGAAGTAGATTTATGGTCAAAATAGACCGCGAACCCGTCATCTTCTCTAACTCTCCATACATTTTTATTATAATAAAATATATCTTTTTTATCAGGAGTGAATTCAAAATGTGATGGATGATATACTACATCATGTTCACATAAAAATACTACATCTTCTGTCATTGATTCAAGTCCAGCAAGAATTTGTTTAAACATTGTAAGTTTGCTTCTTTGTCCTTCAAAGTGAATATTTCTACCAAACCAAGGCATTGGTTTTAAAGAAACTGAAGTAATTGGTAAATTAGCCTTTTTAAGTGATTCTCTTACTGGTCTAGCTATTCTTAAAGTTAATTGATTGTCTGTATAATATAAAATTCCTTTTGTTGGTTCTTCCCAATCTGGTGGATTGAATTTATCTAATAGCCATTGAAAATCATGGATTGCCTTTTCCCATTTATTATCTCTAAATAATTCTTTAGATAAATTGCGATTCTCTTGTACTTTAGATTCTGGATTATCATAAGGGAATGAAAAATCTCCGCCTTGAGTACGAAACATATGAGCATACCACGTTCTTCGGTTAACTAAAACTCTTCCTCCTGATAGCCATGTTTTGCAAGCTACTTCGACTCCCTGTTGTCCCCAACTATGAAAGTTCTCAGAACATATATCTAACTCCCAATATTTTTCACGAGTAAGCATAAAACATGAACCTTGAATAGACATTGTTTCTGTCAAATCACCTTTTTGAGTATTAGCCCAATCATTCCAGTATTGAAAGTGCATCGTTCTGTCAAATCTATAAGCATTACTTTGAGGATTTTTTTTAGGATTCCAGACTATTTCTTTTTTCATTTGTTCACCACATTTATCACACTTTTCAGGAGTAGGTCCTTGGTAAAGACGATTGCCGCATTGACAAACCCAATCAAAGGCGTGAAGGTTTCTCATAGTAGGAATCATTGTCACATTATCACCGACTTCTTTAAAAGCGTCCATCATTTTTACATCAAAGCCTCTATCAAAAGCACAATGAGCATCCACTTTCATCAGATAGTGAGCTTTAGACAATCTAGCAAGTTGGTTCGTAATCGCTCTTTGACCTATTGATTCTGAAGTATGATAAATTGTAACTCTTGGATCGTCTGGGATTGGTTCTATTGGCCAATCACCGTCTAATCCAACTATAATACGAGTATCACCTTCTATATTTTCTAAAATGTCGTCAATCGTATGCGTCAGAAATTGTTCATTCCGCGAAGGGATAAGAATATCTAAGGTCATTTTTTATTCCTCACGTACTCTAAATACGGTGTGCGCATATAGTGTGCATTAATTAAATTATAATTTATATCATATTTCCATAGACAATAAGGTAATCCTAATTGGTCTACGATATGATATCTTGAAATGTGATACCACCACTCTTTTAACATATCTTGCATATCTATACTGTTATGATAAACAAATGCAGTAGAAGCGATTAGAGGGCTATTCAGAGGGTAGTTTGTCGAGAGTATCTCTTTAAGTTCTTCGTCTATTAATTCATTCGAATACCGTGGAGTTAAGTAATAATTCTTTTCTTGTATTTTTCTTTTAATAAAGTCCGCTTCTTCTCTAATTGTATTACGATCAGGATGTTTGAAAAATGCTGCGTCTTCATCACTTAATTGATCTAAAAACCATTTGACTGTATCTTTATTAGTAATAGCCATTGAACTATCAACCCAGATATAAATATCGTAATTAGGAATCATTTGCCAACTAAAGCACTTAGGTATACGAGCTTGCATACGAGGAGTCATGGCACAATATCTTGGAGGAAAGTTTGAATCAGTAAATTGATAAAAATCAAATTTTATAGATTGCTCTACATATTGAAATTCTTTATCAAATTTTCCCATGTTTGCTGTAATTATACAGATTTTTTCCATCTTTTTTCCATTACTATTTTACCGACAATTTTCATTTCTTCTGCAGTTAAAGTATAACCTTTCACCGTATTACAATCATCACATGCTAAGGCTAAATTTTCTATAATATAACCTTGTGCATTATCTATTCTATCTATTGATAAACGCTTGCCACTTGGTTTAATTCCACAATAACAACAACTTTGCTCTTGATTTACATACCAATTAATAAACTCATCTTGAGATAAAAACTCTCTGTTTTTTCTTAAAGCATTATGTTTTAATGTTCTATATATCCCTTTTGGCGTTTTTATATATTTTGCCATTCCTCTTTTTAATATAATTTTAACCTTATCTGGATTATTTTTTTGCCACCTTATATTATCATCCATAATCTTTCGGCGATTTTTTTTATAATATTCTTTACTATAAGTCATATAATTATCTATCGTTTATAAATATCATCTTAGCCATAAGTCATATTTTTCTTTATTTTTTAATAACCACTCTGGACCACTAGGTTCTTGTTTTATATATTGTCTAGATGGTTTATATAAATCTTTTAAATTTTCTTTACTTAACTCAATTCTATTTTTTATTTCATCGGTATTTAGATTAGTGTGTGATGAAGATTCTATTTTATATTCAATATCTTTAGTTGACCCAAGTGTTGAGAAGTGCCACCCTGTTCCTACTATTGGTTTACGTTTTTTAAACATTTTACGCCACTTAACTTCGTATTCATATCGACAAAGATTTTTTCTTTTTTTAGCGAAGACTACATTTAAATAAAGACCAGTAAAACAGTTTAAATAATAATAATAAAGTGGTAGTCTAAATATACCTTCTTGTCCTTTATATGTTGATAAGTCTGGTATCTCATCTAAATCTGAAATTAAAACAATTTCTTCTAAATCTCCATCTCCTAAATTATCAACTAAGTATTTTCTAGAGTGATTTTCAAATTCATCGTTTACTAAGTCGCTAGGAGGTACTATTAAATATTCTATATTAAAATCTTTATATCTATTTTTGTCAAAATTTAAAGGTTTTGGTTTTCCAGAAAATGTTTGCGTTGCTTCAGCAATTACAAATTTTCTAATATATGGTTTTAATGAATTTAATCTAATTTCTAATAAATCAGACTCATTAAAAAACAAAAAAGCATCAATCATTTCATATACCACCAGCTAGGAAAATCAGGTTCACCAGTTACGTTAATTTTTAACTTATAAGCATGACCCCAGGCATCTATAGCGTCCTTTACTTGGCACTCAATACTACTACGATAACGGTTATAATCATGTCCAGACACTATTCCACCTTTGCGGACTTTTCTAGACCATGTATCAACATCTTCGATAACATGTCTAAAGTCGTGATTAGCGTCCAAGTAGACAAAATCAAGTGAATTATCTGGTATATTTTTTGCCATATCAAGACTCCAACCTCGTAATATTTCTACATTATATAGTTTAAGTCTTTCAATTGTTTCGTTATAATATCTTTCTAGCTTTTCTTGTCTTGTATGATCTCTATAACCGTCATATACTTGCCAAGCATCTACACAGAAAAGTTTCAAATCTGGATTTGCTTTACATAGAATTTCAGAAAAATATCCCCTTTCAACTCCAACTTCGACACCCTTCATGAAACCTAATTCTTTAAAATATTCTGCTAATTTGTCTCTATTTTCCATAAAGTTGACTTTCCCAGTTAGTAGGCCAATTCGGCATTGGCGGAAAACTATTAATATATTTTATAAAAAAATCTTTATTTTCAACTACCCAATGATTATATGCATAAACCCAACTTGCTTTTTGTTCTGATTTATTTAAATGATACATTCTTCCATAAGTTTTTCCTTTGTGTAAGTGGTAGTAATTTGTATTTTTATCAGTTTTCACAAACCCACCCATTTGTCTAGTCTTGAGTGCGATTTCTTCTGCTTCCGATCCCCATCCTGTATAACCTTCTATTTGCATAAATCCACACTTATTAAACCAATCACGGGACATAAACCAGCAACTACCCTGAAATTCCGCAGTGTCATCAATCATTATGTCTTGTCGTTCCAATGTACGAAAATCCCACTTATATCCATGAAGTTCATGATTTTTAAATAAAGGATCCCACATAAAATATTCATATGCAATTGGTGGTCTGCCACATTGGTCTTGTTCACACCAATTTGCTGCATCAAGTCTTCTTCGTTGAGGAATTAAAACCCAATTTGGTTGATGGTCTTTTATTAACTGAGTATCAAAGCCTTTATCTACCATACAATGAGCATCTAAAGCCATTACATAATCTCCCGAACACAAAGAAACGGCCTTGTTAATGCCGTGTCGTTTTTGATTGCTTGTAGAATATTCCAAAGGAAGATAGATTGCTCTTGGATCATTTACTATATCTTCTTCTATATATCCGTCTGTAACGGCATAAATTTCTATTTCACTAGTTGATTTTTCAAGAACATCCTCAATAGTTCTTTTGAAATATTTTTCAGTCTTAGAAGGAATTATAACAGAAAGCATATACTCCTATTTTTTAGGTCTCATCATCTTGTCTGAATATTTTGGAATACTTATATTATATAATATTCCTATATTTTTGTCAATTAAAGAGTGCGCACTGTTGTTATTAAGAGTGTAAACTTGTCCTTTTTTATATTCTTTATAGTTTTGTAATATTTTAACTTGTACCATATAATCCTATTTATAGAAAGGTCCGAAGACCCTTCATATAATTAGACAATATTAAATTGTAAAATTAATTTGTACCTGTGATCACGCAAAAGGCGTCTAAATCAACAAGTTCGCCATCAGTACGTTTTTCAACTCTAATAGCTGTCATGTTTCTTTCAAACAAATTTCCTACGCCTTCGATTGTAGCTTCTTCAGACTTAGCGATTGTCATTCCACCACGATCACCAATCCAGTAAGATTTTAAATCACCGAACCAGATATGAGATTGATTTATATCATTTTGTTCTAATACAGGTTTTCCAAGAATTGTTCCTGGAGTTACTCCTGTTGGATCTGCAATAAACAAATAGCGATTTTGGCTATCTTTTAATTGCATAGCTTTTGTTAGAGTTTGTGTATTCATCAACCAAACAGCTTTTGTTCTATATTTTGTTCCTAATTTGTAATTAGCATCAATTAAAGAATCTGGTGTTAATACATTTGCTGGAGTTGTGATAATTCTGTGAACTGTTGCTGCATATGAATCAATTCCAGTAGGTTGTCCTGAACCAGATCCAGCTGCGAAAGCTTGATCTTCTTTTTCGTTAATAGCTGTTGCAATTTTTTCTGTCATGTAGCTAACAAAGAATCCACCAGCTTCTGCGTCTTGGATTAATTGGTTAGTCATAACTGCGATACAAGCTAATGTATAAGGAGTTAAACTAATTTGTGCAAATGTTGCTGTAGTAGTATCTTTAACTGCTTTTTCAGCCGTCCAAGATGCTTTTGGTCTTCCAACTAATTGATCGATTGATAGTGTAGCAGGACAGTTAGGGATAACTCTAGCACGTGAACGGATAACTGCGTCATCTCTCATTTCCTCAACGATTTCATTGTATAAAACTGTTGGGATTAAGTAGCCAGCATTTTGACCATCAGTAGTTGATGTTGTCATTACTTTTAATTTAGCAGTGTCATTTGCAATTAAAGCTTTATAAAAAGCTTCCATTTGACCTTCTTTGTCCATTGATTTGTACTCAACTTCAAATCCAGTTTCTTTAACTTCTGTTTTTTCTTCTACGATAACTTCTTTAGCTTTTTGTTTTGCTTCCATGATGCTTAAAAGCTTTTCAGCAATAGCAGTCATAGATTTTTCTTCGTCAGCTGTTTCTTCAGCTTCTTCTTTAGCTTCTGTTTCAAGCTCTTCTAATTCGACTTTATCTTCATCAGTAGCTTCACCACTTTTGATTTTGTCTCTTAAGTCTTTTATTCTTCCCATTATTTCTCTTTTCTTATTTATTTTTCATTGTTTTGTAAAGCACTTCAGTCGCTTGACTGATTGCTTTTAGTGCTAAACGACCAGTGTCTGTTTTACTAGCCAGTTTAGGATCTCGACCTTGAGAAACCCCTTCATTGCTCTTTTGAGCTTTTGATAAGGAGCTTAGATATGTTTTAATATCATTCATTATAACATCTGATTGTACTTTGATTGAATCTTCGATTGAAGTAATCTTTTCACTAATTTCAGTATCCATTGTTTTGAATCCTATAGAAAGACCCTCTACTACTGATTCCATATTCTCAACTCTTTCAGTAATTGATTTTTCTTCTTCGGTTTCTTTATTTTCTTCGATTTCTTTAACTTCTAAAAATTTAACCAAGTCTTTTCTGTCTATTGTCGCTGCTTTTGCTTCATCTGTAATGCCCTCGGCTAAACCTTTTAATAAACCAGCAGTTTCTACTAATAAAGATTCAAACTGATCTGGAGTAGTTTCTTCTTTGAAATATACATCACAGAAAGCATAAACTATATTCCAGAAATTACTCATCTTTTCATATTTTTTTTCTGCCATTTCTTCTTTTGATAATTCTTCGGCTATTGCACCTTTTTCTTCAGTTTTAGTAGTTACTTCTTCAGTTGTTTCGTCTGTTTCTATATTTTCTTCAGCAGGTTTTTCTTCTGGTTTAAGTATTTCAGTTCCCATAACTTTTTCTTCTATTTTAATATCTGGCATAACACTTTTAATAACATCCATCGAATATCCTTTTGACATCCCTAATGATAAAGCATTTTGATTAGCAGGAACGTTTACAAAGCTAATTTCTAATAGTTCTGATTTCGTATAAGTACATGTTTCTGGATCCCAAGCAAGTGGCTTGAATCCTACACTTGATGCTTTGATAACGCCAGCTTCTACTAAGTCTGCAATGTAATTAGACATTGGAGTCTTGCGGTGAAAAACTGGTGAGTAAACTAATTTCTTTTTTCCATCTATTTCTTTAAACCCTATCTTATCAGCTACTGCAATTGCAGGTTCTTGTGAACTGTGAGCCCATTGGATAACGGGATTAGCTTTAAAGTTTTCTAACGACCATCCGTCTTGTGCGATACATTCACCTTGGCGATCTTCAACATCATCTGAAGCAATAAAGAGTTTTTCTTCACCTCCAATAGTTCCGATCATTCCTTTAGTGAATAACTTATCTAGTAATTTCATTTTTTCTCCATAAAAAAAGTTCATGATTTGGGTTTCATGAACCTCTATTTAGATCTCTAGGATCGTTGGTTATAGTTTATAATTCAGAAGAAAGAAATTCTTCTATTATTTTTGATTTGTAAGTAAAATAATTTATCGTTTTACAATGGCGACAACAAAGTTCTATTTCTCCTAATTCAATTCTTTGCTTACCAATTAGTTTTTTACACTTTTTACAATAAATATTCTGTAATAATTGTTCATTCATATTATATAATAAATTAATAGTTTTGTCAAGTTTTGTATTATTTTATGTAATTTCACTTATATAAAATAAATACTAGGTTCAGCGAGTACTTGCATATAATACGAAAGAATACAAGCATCAGCTAAGTCAGGAGATCTATATCCACGTTTTTTATAGTCATTTTTTGTCTCAACACATCGACGACCTTTATTATCCATTTTCCATACTCTAGTAGAAAGTTCCATTAGTAAGTCTTTATCTTCTGGCAGTTCGATGTCTTTCATAATATCAGCAAGATAAAACCAAGCTTCAGAGATAAGATTATTATATTTATCTTTGTCCATGGCATTAGAACCAAAATTAAGAGGTATGACATTTTGATAATTTCTTTCTATCAACGTGTCGGTTACGCCAGATCCTACTCCAGTGTCATCAATTTTCATCACTGTGTCTTTGTCATAACCAATAAATTCTTCTATTTTATCAACAACTTCTGTAGTACGAAGTTTTTCATATATACGATAGTCAATCGTTTTAAGTCCTTTGCGTTTCCATAACACAGTACGATCATTACCCATACGAGCTACATCTACTCCTAATTCGATTCTTCCTTCATCTGTGACCTCTTGACCCATTGCTTGTAAAATATCTATTCTAGAAATAATGGCATTATCTAATTGTGATAGAGGTTGTCCTAACCACTTAAATAAATATTGTTCTGGATGGTTTAGTCTATCTTCCTCTATTTCATCCTTAATTGTTTGCGTCAATAAACCAACTTTTTCTAATACATCATAATTGAGTTGTTTGACTAAACAATTTTTAGGGGGACGAATACAATACTTCACATAAACAGGATCCAATTCAGTCATACGGTTGAAAGTAATTATAATCTGTGATCCTTCTTTACGGATAGTAGGCGTTAGAATATCTAGTGAGTCATTTGTAATTGACTGTGCTTCTTCTATCCAACAGATATCAATACCTTCTAGGGATTTAATCTCAGTAACGTTTCTTTTCAAACCCTTGAAAATAAATTCAGTTTTAGTTATTGTATTCACAATAGAATCATTTGTAACAACATAATCAGCCATTCCGTATTTATCTATTAAATCTTTTAATAACTTATGTACTGAGTCTTTAATGGTATTTTGAATTTCACGTGTACACAAAATACGCAGTTTTTTACTGCGTCCTCTTAGTAAAAGAGCCAAAGCTACATGATAACTTTTTCCTGAATATCTACCACCATGATAAATTATATACCGCCAAGACTCATTAAATAAATCTTTATAATCTTCTAAGAAATTAATCTGTACTTGGTTTGTCTCTGTCTGTTCCACTGTCTCCATTATCTTTATCTGTTTCGTTATTTCTATCTTCTAATTGTTTCTTTTCTCCGCTTTCTAGTTGTTCTGCTTGTACTGTACCACCAATAAAACTAACTAGAGCCGTCTTAATATCTATATTGCCTTCCATTGTCTGTTTTGGCATACCCTCAAGATAGTTAAAAATTAATTTAATAGAAGCATCATCTTCATCAACAATAGCTTTTTTAATTAATTTAGAAACCAAGAGTTCCGCAAATGTTTTACGGTTTCTTGGCTCTATTTCTTCTAATTTTTCTCTTACAAGTCTTTTAAGAGAAAAAGTAATTTTAGTAGCTCCTGACCCAGGTAGTTTAACTCCTGGCAATATTTTTCCTCGTGCATCATGAGTAATTTCACTATCGCTTTTATCTGGACGAGCTATTAATTGAGCTTTTTTCTTTATTTCTAATGCTTCTTTCTTAAGAAACAAAGCTTCATCTCTAATCTTTCGAGCTTCTTTTTCTTTTTCTTCTGCTTTTCTTAATCTAGTAACTCTTTTTCTTTTATCCATTACTTATCCCATTTAAACCCATGACCAAAATGTCCATCTTTTGCTGTTTTTTGATATATAGGTTTCTTCAAATCTAAAAACTTAATAATACCTTGAGGGGTCAAATCGTATGGAGCCAAAAATTCATCAATATATTCTTCTCCTGCTTTTGTCCAACCTGTAGAATCTTTTACTTCTATGCTTACCATTAATGGTCTTGCAACTCCGATAGAATATGCTATTTTAACTATTGCTTCAGATGCGTACGGTTCTTTTTTTAATACTTGTACTGCTAAATATCTAGCCATATAAGCAGCCGATCTATCAACTTTGCTTGGATCTTTACCAGAAAATGCTCCTCCGCCTACTGCTACTTGTGGTCCATAAGCATCTTGTACTATTTTTCTTCCAGTTAATTCAGTGTCAGCCGTGAAACCTGCTACAGTAAATTTACCAGTACCGTTAACTATAATCTCACAATCATCGGACTGAATAAATTCTTTATTATCTTTTAATATATTATACAATATTTCTTCTATTTCGTCAACTTCTACATTTTCTTTATGTTGGACTGACAAAACTATACGACTAACTTCTTCATTGTCATTAATAGTTATTTGACTTTTAGCATCAGGACCTAGGTCTTTATTTTCTAGGACTAAACTAATTAATTTTCTTGCTAAATAAAGTTCTTGAGGTATCATTGCTGCGTTGTCATTACAAGCATATCCAACCATTATACCCTGGTCACCCGCTCCACCGGTGTCTACACCCTGAGAAATGTCGGGTGACTGAGATATTACATTTACCTGTACTCCTATCTCATCGTCATAACCCAAGTCTTTATAAACTTTCTTGGCAATTCGATCCATATAACAAAAAGCCTTTGTCGTAAGTTCTCCTGTAATAGTAATAATACCATGACCACCCATTGTTTCAATGGCTACTCTAGCGTCGGGATCTTGCTTTAGAATATCATCTAATATAGCATCACTTATTTGATCGCATATTTTATCTGGATGACCTTTAGAAACGGCCTCAGCTGTTCTCATCTTCCTCCTCACAATTACCACAATTTGAACAATGATCTTGTCCACACGGTCTATTCATTTTCTATTCCTGTTGTCCCTTCTGGTGCATTTAAAAAATCTGCACATATTAACTCTAGCGCTCTAGCGTCATTACTATTAGTTTCCGTCTTAACTTTTTCAATCGCTTCCATAATAATTTTATATTGACTTTCTGGCATCTTCAAAGAAAGCGTTCTAACTCCACCTTCATATTCTGGCTCAATTTCATTGGTATCATATTGATTCCAATCGAAATCGCTCAGTTTCATAAACTCATCAACTTCAGTTTGAGTAAAAGGCAATTCTAACTCTAAACCTTCTAGGTTCATTGTAATATCTTTTACTAATCCTGCTAGTTCTATTTCATTGAATGGAACTTGTTGTTGAAACCAGATAGTTAATTCTTTCGCTTCTTTGTCTGAAAGTTTGCCTTCGTTATAAATTAAAACATTTTTAAATCCTAATGCTTTGCAAGAGGCCCAGCGTTGTTCACCGTCAATAATTTCATAAAGAGTTTCTTTTTCTCCAGTTTCTCTTACTATAATTGGAAGTCTTTGTCCTTTGAGACTTATCCCTCTTTTAACTTTTTCGAAGTCTTGTGTATTTTTATCTTTCGGGTTCCAAGTATTAGGTCTTACCTGCTCGACAGGAACAGTTTTAACTTTTTTTGTATCAAATTGTATTTTCACTTTTATTTCTTTCATATATTATAATTTCTCTAGAATAACAATTTCTGTGTTACCGGTCTATAGGAAGAATCATATCTAATATTATCTCCCTTAGGATATGACAAAATGTCATATTTCTCTTTGACCGAAGACAACCATATCTTTTTATCTTTTTTGTTGCCTATAAAATAGAAATATCTATATTTAAACGTACCCTTTTGTTTTGTCCAGTTCAACATTTCGCATATTTGTTCTCTGGTTTTATCAGGATGCTTTATTCTGTGGTCACTCATAATACGACTATGTATTTCCTTGCCATCAATATTAAGATAGAAATCAACTCCTCCACCTAGCCCTGTATAAACCCAATTTGTGGCTTGATAGATATACCCATGATGATTTTTACCTTGATCGGCATAACTGATTAAGGACAGAGGACCGTCAAAATATTTAAATGTCTGAGAAACAAAAAAACTTAAAGTATTTTTTGGCAAGGAATCGTTTACTACCAACCTGACAAGTTCTAATTGTCTAAAACCACCCATCGTGTTATTGTGATTGTTGGCCGGAGAACCATAACAACAAACGCCTTGCAATGACGCACTGTCATAAAGACCGAAAGATTGTACAATCGATGGTATACTTTTGGCATAATGTTTAAAAAGTAGCCATTCTCTGCATTGTTCTCTCTCAAGAGGTTTAACAGTATATTTATTTTTAATACTATTCGTTATTATGTTCACTCCAAATAGAATAACACATTGCTACTGCTTGGTCTTTATCCCGTCCTTCATTAATTAATATAGGAACACATCTTCCAATAAAATCCTCTTTTGATTCATCTTTGTGTGGTTTAGGCATTTTTCTCCTTTCTTATTTTTTCTATCAATTGTTTCATTCCCTGAACACTTAATTTGATATCATATTCTTCTCTAGCCATTTTATATTTTTCGTCTGCTTCCTTTTTTCTTTCAATTGGGTCTATAAAGCGTTCCAGTTCTTCGACACAAGTCGCTACTGGCATATTGAGAAGCCAAGCATTTACTGTTTTATTATTTGATTTAAACCGTGAGTTAGGATTCCTGCTCCCTGGCATAATAACGAAATCACTTTTTATAATTTCTTTGTTTACTGTTGATAAATCCCACTTAGTATATCGTTCGTCTATTATAATTCCACCTGCTTTATCTGACAATAATACTGGTTGATCTGTTATAATAGAAATTCTTAAATTATATTGCTTTAAAAAATCTCTTACTGATTTTAAACAACCTGAATTATGAGAATATCCATACCAGCAGACTTCTTTAGCTTTTTTATTAGTATGGTGTTTTTTTTCTTTAAAATATTCTAAATCATGTCTATCTGGGATAACTATAACTGGCTTATTCGTCCATCCTTGTATTGCTTTTTGTAATGTTTCTGTAGGAACAGTAACAGCGTCACATTGTTCTATCATTGGTAAAACAGGTAATTTACAATCTAACCAATCCGGGTCACAAATATCACAGATTTTAACACCATTAAATATCTTAGCGTGGTCAACCTCATAAACTTTTTGATAGCAAATGAATTCGTATTTTTTACCATATTTTAATAA